ATCGGCTCGCAAGTATCCGAATCAACTGATAAGGTGGTTACAGTATTAGCATTGATAGTTGTATTATTGTAAGTCGGTACAACTCTATACTTAAATGGATAGACTTCAATTTCAACTTCTATCCTTTTGTATGTGTCTGCCTTATTCTCATAAGAATTTGTTTTGCATAGTACAGGCTCATAATAAAAATTCGCATCGTCCGACATAATAAGCTTACCATGTGGCACTCTCAACCATGCTACAACCTTCTCAAGATTATTTGGGTTTCTCTTTTGATGGAGTTTAAATGTTATTTTTGCATTACCTCTTGTCTGATAATTTCCAATCAGTTCTCCATTTCTTCCTGCAACCGAATATCTGTCAACTTCTAATTCTGATGGAGTGATTACAGGTCTTGTAGCAAGCCACGCATCCCAATCTTCTGGTGTAGTGTTGTTATATGTTATATTCATTAGAATCCTCCCATTGCTACCTTAACTGCTCTAGTCTCATCGCCCATTCTTGTTACTGTATATTTGTAGCTGTCCTTCTTGATAGCCTGTCCATCTATTTCTGTGGTATTATACATAGTAATTGATAGGTTGCTTAAGATCTTTTCTACATCTGTATCAGTAAGGCTTCTTTCTGCACTAACAGCACTTGCTTCAGCTAAATTAGTCTTTGCTGTCACATCAATAGTGCCTTTATAGTTCAAGTCTTTTCCAATCTGTTTATTGACATCTTTCATAGAGTCTTCCCAACCCATTCCAAGTCCTACTCCTAAGTAATCACCTATTTCATAGAAAACTCGTGATGGAGATTTTTCTCTGAATACACTCTTTGCTTTGTTAATAACGCTTTGTGCAAGACTACCTACTAAACTTACAACCCACTCAAACTTGTTCTTGATACCATTATACAACCCCTCAATAAGATTTGCACCTACTGTTCGCAACTGGCTTACACCTTCACGTAGTCTTGATACCATACTGCTAATAATCTTTGGTACTTCACCCTTTAATTTATTTATAATATCTGGTATTGCTTTTGCAAGTCCTTCAAGCATCTGATTCCCTGCCTGCTTAATCTGTGGCCATGCATTCACAAATCCGGTTACAAGTGAGGTTATAATCATTGGTACTAAAGATATTATCAATGATACTATCTTTGGCGCATCTTTTATTAGAGCAACAAATAAATCGACTCCTGCCACAACCAACTGAGGTGTAGCTTTCATAAGGGCCGTTACTATTGCTGTAATAATCTGTGGAATCATCTGTACTACTGTATTTATAATCTGTGGAAGTGCATCAAGCATTGATGTAAATAATGTTATAGCTCCCTCGATAATCTTAGTTATTGAATCACCGCCTATTATCATATCAGTAATAGCACCGATTATCTGTGGTATAGCATCAATGATAACTGGCAAAGATTTTATCAGCCCATCAAATAACGCTTGTGCTATAGCAAGTCCTGCTACAACTAGCTGTGGTGCTAATTTTGCTATTGCTTCTACCAGTTTTGGAATTATCTGAATTACTTTAGGAAGTGCCTTTGTAAATCCTTCAACTAATCCCATAAGTATTTTTATACCAAGATCAATTATAGTAGGTAAATTCTTAATTGCTATATCAGCAAGCTTATCGTATAAAGTTGCGATTGCAGGCGTTATTTTATCGGCATTATCAGCCAGTTTCTGACCAAGATTAGTCACTATAGTCATTGCTGTTTCAGCTATCTTTGGAAGATTATCAATTAAACCTTTTGCAAATGCAGAAATAAGTTCTACAGCACCATCTGCGATATCGGGCAACTTTTGAGTTAACATTCCAACAGCTTCAGATAACAAGTCTCCCAGTTTACTCATAGCACCAGAGAGACCACCCTCTTGAAATGCTGATGTAAGTTCTGACAATCCATCAGTTCCAAACCGCACAAACTCTCTTAAAGTAGGCGTTATACCATCTGAAATAGCAATCTGCGCACCTTCAAGTGCTGATTTAAATAGCGTAATATCTCCTTCAAGGTTATCAAGCTGAGTATCTGCCATCTGCTGTGCAGCACCTTCGGCATCAAGAATTGATTCTCCTATTGAATCCCAGTCTTCATTCACAGCATTCAATAGTGCTTCTGCTGAAGCAAGATCTCGAGTATTGAATAAGCTAGATATGGCTTGTATCTTTTCTTCTTGTGTAACATCATCCAATGCACCGGATAAATCACCCATTATATCTGCAAGAGAACGCATGTTTCCCTCTGTATCAAACACGGATATACCAAGTGCTTCCATTGTTTCCACGCCATCAGAAGTAGGATTTGATAACTTCATAATCATATTACGCATATGAGTACCTGCTTCAGCACCTTTGATACCTGCATTAGCCATAGCCGTAAGAGCAATCTCCATCTCTTGAATGCCACTTACCGGCTCTTGCGTACCATTAGCAAGAGTAACAAATCCACCATTCAGTTCTTGTGCAAGTCCACCTACTGTAAGGAATGCATCACCTAACTGTTCTACTGAGGTGTTACCAGTTGATGCGGCTTTAGCCATTTCATCTACAAGCTGTGGCATTTCCTCCATTTTAAGACCAAAGGCTGTCTGAGTATCAGTAACCATATCAGATGCTCTTGCTAAATCCATCGAGCCTGCGGCCGCAAGGTTAAGTACATTCGGCAACATCGTCATTGACTCTTGTGTGGTATATCCTGCAAGAGCCATGTAATTTAAAGCATCTGCGGCTTCAGTAGCAGAGAACGCTGTATTCTTTCCCATCTCTTGAGCAAACTCTCTTAGATTTCCAGAGAATTCACCCCATGCAAGCTGAACAGTACCTACTTCATTTTGCATCTCATCCATAGTCTTACCCATAGTTGCCGCAACTTGAGACATTGAAGAATCAAAGTTTTTTCCTGCTTCAATAGATGACTTTGCAAAATCACCCATGGCTTTGATTCCCTTTTCTACTAACTGAATGCCCATTACAGTTTTTAAGGTACTACCAAAAGATGAGGCAAAGCCTTTGGCTTTACCTAATCCCTTTTCATATTCACTTGAATCAAGCCTTAGTGTTGCCACTAAGTCAAACACTGACATTCCCATAATATTTAATCCTCTTTAAATTTCAATCCTAACGTAGTTATTACTTCTATTGCAATTTCGTCTCCAGTTCTATCGTCAACTTCTACTTTATGAATTATATCATAATAACTTGTAGGTATATACTTATTTTGAGGAATACATTGTAAAGAATTAGCCACATAGTTTCGGTATACATCTTCATCTATGTGGCTGTTCATTCTACTTACAAGATAACGTAAGAAAAACTTTATTCTTTTTCGATTCCCTCTGTACTCTCCGTAACAGAGCCAGAAGATGTCTCGGAATCCGTCTGACTCTGATATTTGAAAAAATCTATAAGCTCCCTATCATTGAACATAAAGAGTACCATTCGTGGCAATGTAAGGGCATTAAAATGAAATTCTTCTACAGGAGTTTCATTAAGAACTGCCATGATATTGATTATTTCAGCCTTGTGATGCCTAAGACATACGTTAATGGCTTTCATTTTATTAGGTGGCAGGTTGTTTTCTTTATCACCTAGAATTGCCAATTTAAACTCGTTATCAGATATTAAACTTATTGCTGATTCAAGTATCTCTGCAAGCACATCTAGTGCCTGCTCGTCTTTAAATTCCGAAAGTTTTTTCATACGTTCCTCCTAATTTATCCCTCTGTTACGATTACTGTGCATGTATCATCATAGGTTATACCATCTACTGTGATAGTTCCCTTTATGATTGTGTTTCCTGCTCCAACTGCTGTAACTACTCCATCACTAACTGTTGCAACTGAATCACTTCCGCTTGTCCAAGTGATTTCAGCATTTGATGGGTCTGTTGATGCATTGATTGTGGCTGTTCCATCAGCTTCAAGAGTAAGTGTATGAGTATCAAAAAGAATACTTCCAAGAGTAGCTGAACCACCCTCTACCACATATACCTCAAATGGCACTGTATCCTGCGCATTCATTGAATAATGTCCTTCAAAGTTGAATGCAAAGTTACCTTTGCCCTTGTCACTTGACTGAATCTGAAAACCACCAGTATTAAGTGCATTCAGCATGTGAATAGCGCAGAAGCCTGCATTAGCTCCAGTGTTCTTATTTGAGTAATCACCTACCCACCAAATGTCTTCATAGTCTTCTGTAAGTACGTCATTTCTTGGAACTACTTTTGAACCATTTATTTCTCCTGCACCTATAAGCACTTTTGCAGTAGCAAGAGTTATTGTAACGAAAGTACCACTCAGAGCAACTGCCCACTCTGTAAGCTTCTTCAGTTCAAGAGTGTTCTTTGGACAATTATCTATATCATCTCCAAAATCCTCAAATGTCGGCTCTGCTGTAAACTGTATACCTCCAGTAGTTGCACCCATCAGACCTTCGATATCTCTAGTCTGTGGGTTAAAACTTCTAACAAGAATTCCTGCATTAAGCTGAATATTCTTAAATGTATCCTCGGGGATTTTTGTGAATTTCATTTCTTATACCTCCAAATATTCTATTTGTAAATTGATAGCAATACGTCTTATAGTATCTTTTTCTCCATCTAATCTTAACGCAAATGGCGATGCTTTACATATCCATATCACACCACCATCAAAGGGAATTGTAACTCCTCCATTTTTCAAACGTTCATCTATTAGATATTGAATATTTGTCACACCTTTCCATGATGTGCTTCTATCATAAATGTATATAGTACATGGAACTTGATTATTTAGATCACTTACCACAACTTCATAAGTAATCTTTTTGTCGGGAGCATCGTCGGGCACTGTGTTCACATCATAGGCTTTCACTCCAAAGCTGTTCCAAAAATCATTTAAAGCTTGCTCTCTATTCATTGTGTATCCTCGTCATTTTTAGGCAACTTCCACTCTTCGCACGTTACTTGTCTCATGTCAAGAGTTGCACTAGCAGGTGTATATGAATCATCTCCATCAGATGTCACTCTGAATATCTTTCCGTCTCTTACTCGCCTAAGAACATCATGATATTCAAGAGTGAGATTCTTTCTAGTAGTGAGTGTATATACTGATGTCACTCCTTGAGATCCTGCAACTCTAGCTTGCATTGATGTATTAAACACCATTGCGCCTTTTATAGTAGCACCATCCTGCCATACAGTTTCAGTTCCTCCGTATCCATCATCAGTTTTGATTTTGTTTAATATAACATAATCTTCAAATGCTTCGTCGAGTAAACTCATATCTTTTTATACCTCCATAGCCTATCTTTAAATATTGATTTCCAAGTAGGAATTATAGAAGACGAATCGCCCGAACCACCACTTGACTTAGAATACGAATATCCACCAAAACTTTCGCTCTGATACGGACTCATAGCTTGCGAATCTACGTTGCCATACTTTTCTTGCCAATCAGAAATATCTTTCACAAGGTTTAGAAAATCTTTTGGCACAGCCATCAACCATACTGCTCCGATAAATGATTCATCTACAAGCTCTTCTTCTCCAAGTTTATAGACTCCATCATTAAACACACTTCCTATGATTCTGAAATACTGCCCTGTTGCAATATCCATATCTCCATCATTTATAGATATAAGCACACCATTCTCTATCTTGAATTTGCCATAGTATTTAGGCATATTCCAGTCGAACCAATTTTTAAGATATAAGCATATTTCAGTAATCATCATACTCTCCTTTAAATAAAGGGCACAAGATAGACGAGGTAAACCGTCTATTCCTGCACCCTTGTTATCTTAGCCTACGCTCTCAGTTACAGTTGCAATCCAAAGTGAGTCTGGATTATAAAGAACTGGCACAAACAGCGTACTTGCCTTTGTCCAAAGTACAGCAGGATCTTTTTCCATCCACTGTGAAATGTACACATATGGGCTTTCTGTACTGCCTGCAACACTCATGAACTGACCTGCGTCAACTTCTGGTGGGTCTCCCCAAAGACCAACACCCATTCTTCCATTTGCATTTGTAGCAAAGAATGAAACCTTATCATCTGGGAAGTATCTTGCAGTTTCTATAACTGGTCTTCCATCAGCACCTATCGTTGAACTAGCACCATAAGTATCATCGTTAATAACGATATTTGCAATACCGAATTCTTCCTCAAGGTATCCCTCAAGTTCTCCAACTCTTACGAGTGTTCCTACTCCTGCTGAACCATAAAGAGCTGTCTGGATGTATTTATTCTTACGCATCTTTGTAAGAACTTTCTTTGATGTGAGCATTCCAGTAAGAGTTACACCCTTATCAAGTGCGGCATCAACTATATCCTGCAGCTGTGATGGAATATCAGCATTTACTCCTACATCAAGTGGAAGTCCAACATGTGTTGCATCAACACCATAATCCACAGTAAGATCAAGGTTGTTTTCCTTGATTGTAATCTTACCAGTTGCCATGAGTTCGTTCTTAGCAACCTTTGTACGAGTGATAACCTGTTCTCCAAGTCTCACACCATCTCTGATGACATAGTCATACATCTGGTCATTCTTAACACCTGCTCTTGTAAGTGCACGCATTCTCTCTGACTGATTTATCTTAACCTTGATAAGTCCTTTTTCGATATTGTGATTATCGATAGGAACTCTGAAAGTTGTATTTGCTTCTGTATCGAATCCATGGAACTGAGCCATAACTGGAATCTGATATTCTGAAGCAATTGACTCCCACTCAGCTACAAGGTTATCAGTCTTTGTATCTCCAAAAAGTGTATCTATTGGATCAGTTGGTCTTGTTGGATTAAATCCAATATCAAGCCAGTCTGTCTGTGGGATAAATCCCATAATATTATTTTCCCATTTAATGTTTGGCATAATTTACCCCTCCCTTAATATGGTCTTGTTACAGCAGGATCATTAACAAATACGATACCTGCGGCAATAAGAGCGGTCTTAGCGGCTGAAGGAATCGTCTTACCATCATACTGATAATAAGTCTTGCCTTCTGCTGCAGTTGTGTCAGTTGTCTTTGTATAAACATAACTTCCTGCACTTCCACTTCTCTCATAAAGACCAAGCTCAGCAGGATTTCCACCTGTTGGAACTGTTGCTGTACTATAAGAAGCTTCTGCCTGTGGAAGTCTATCTTCATAAACTTCACCCTTGTAAACTACTGAACCCGGCATATTACCAGTAGACACATCAACATCTTCGTATACTATTCCTACTGCATTTGCATCTGCAGAAGGGAAAATTGTTCCCATAGGAACATACTTAGAACCATCACTTGCTGTAGTAGCTATAGACTGCGGTATCTCAGTGGTCTTTCTTGTACACTCTTCATGTGCAAGGAAGTAACCCGGAGCGTATACTACACCAGCTCTACCATCATCTATAAATGACATAGCTTAATCCTCCTTTATTTTTCCGTATAAATCATCATGATACTGCTGAGCAATCTGTCTTGCCCTGCTTATCTTCTTACCATCTCCACCGTTATTTGCAGGTGGGGTAGCTGTACTGGCACCCTGCGTTTCAGTATTCTGAACGTATTCAGACCAATTATCTGAAATAGATTTAATGATGTTATCTTTATCTTTAACTTTGCCATTTTCATCGAACTCTATTTTTTCTATATCCTCATCGGATAATTTAACTATCGCATCAAATCTCTTTTCTGAGATCTTAGCTTCTTTCAAAAGTTCTTTATAAACATTTGTTTTCTTGGCTTTAATTTCTTTGTTTTTTATAGAGTCCTTATAATCATCAAAATCTTTTTTTAGTTCATCATACTTTGTTTTATACTCATCTTCCGGCTTATTTTTTTCACTCTCTTTATACTTGTTCAATTCCTTCTGAACTTTTTCAAGAGTAGCTTCTGTTTCAACCAGTTTTTCTGCATCAGCTTTGTAGGCCTCAAGCTCTGACTTAATACCTTTCACAGTTGATGTGTGGGCTTCAATTATTTCGTCAGCTTGTGCATCTTCTACGCCAAGTGCTGATAAAAATTTTCTCGTAAGTGCCATGTTAAATCTCCTCTCCTTCGGTGACATTCCTTCGTCATTTGATTATGAGATAACTATACAAAAAAAAAGATATTATGTCAATGTAAAATTCAAAAACATTGACATATAACGCTCTATACTTTCATATCTGTATTTTTATTGCAGTGTACGATGTAGCATTTTACCCCGAAAATAAATTCTTATATATTTTTATACTCTCTATAGGACTTTTTTACGTTATCCTTCAATGCTACATTAAAAAATATAAAAAAATATAAAATAATATATAATATATTAATGACCATATTGACATATATTTACATATACGACATAAGAAAAGTGTAGGATAAAAATTTACCCTACACACTATCTTAATCATCTAATGCCGCTTTCAAAATTTCTTTGTAATGGTCTCCATGATTTGCTATTGAATTTCTTAAAAAATGTGGCCCTCCAACCTTATGATGGTATCTCTCTCCAAACTCTTGATACTTTGCATACTTTACATTTGTACCAACCTGTAATTCTCCATCGGGTGGCGCACCTTTAGGTGTTGAGTCTCCAGTTCCTTCTGCATCAGCAGTCTTAAAGCTTATTGAATTTTTTAATATACCCATATCAACTGGACAGCTATTCTTAGCATATCCTTCGGCTTCTTCTCCTATGGATTTTAATGCAAGCTGTATAGCTTCTTTTGAAGCTTCTATTACCTCGTCACTATAATCTGCTCCAATTATTATTTTAGCATCAGCCATAAAAATCGCCCCCTAGTGTTTTGCTCTACGTTCTTTTTCTCTCTGTATCTCTTGTCTATGTTGAAGGTTGTCGTTTGACCTATCATGATTGATATATCTTATTCTTCCATCTGATTTTCTAAAGCCTACCACATGAGATTGCATTGAGCATCTGCAGTTATATACTGTTTCTGGAGCACCACCGGGGTCTCCGGGATACATTAGTTCATTTCCTAATCCATCAATGAACTCTTTATCGATATCTACTTCCTGCTCGTCCATCTCAACGTGCCAATCTCTTGTTCTTCCATCTCCGGTAGCTATCCATACTTTTTTTAGTACCGCTCCTTGCTTCTCAAGATCTCGATATCTATCAAGCCTGCCTTGGTTTTCTGCTCCAGTCATAAGAGTTCTAGCGTTTCTTATTGCGGCATTCTTATTATTATCAACTATAGGTTCAAGTCTTTTTGCAATTTCTTTTGCTGATTCACCTTTTAAGATACCTTGAAGGATTGAACTGTTTATTTTTTTGCTATTCCATCTTTTATCTTTTGGTATTTTAAGTCTTTTTTTCTTATTTGGAAGTTCTATATCTCCCTCTTGTATTCTGCGTTTTATAGTGTGCTCATCTCGTATGTCAAACGCACTTTTCATAGCCTTTTCAATGTCTTTAGGTACTGAATATACCTCTGAAGGATTAGAGTATCCGATTGCGTACATAGATGGTATTATGTTATTTGCATAATCAAGTGCTGTTTGGTTTGCTTTTGCAATTTTATCAGTTGTTTTATTTAATACTTCTCTGTATTCTTTATCTCTTAAAATTTTATTCTGCTTTATTTTTTGCAATTTCTGTTTAGCTTTAGCAATTTCTTCGGCAGTCCCATTCTTTTTAATTGAATTATATTCTTTTTGAGCGTTTTCTAATCTTTTATCAGCCTTTTCCATATACTCATCCCATTCTTTTGAGATCTCTTTGTATGAATCCTTATAGGCCTTACGTATTTTACGCTCAAGTTTTTTTAGTTCTTGTTCAGCTTTATCTCTTGTTTCATCAATTTTCTTACTACTCATACGCATAGTCCTCATGCATGCTATCAAACATTGTTAATTTTTTTATAAGCATTATCAACATTTGATTCATATTTTGCTTTTGCTTTTGCTTTTGCTTTTTTGGTTTTTTTACGTATAGTGCTCTTGTATTCTGTGGCCTTAGATCTAACTGCTTCGCTCTTGCTAGAGGCACTTTCATCAAGCCTATGCTTATTAGATGCAGTATTGCTTTTAAGTGTCTCTATTGTGCCTTTAATTTGTTCTCGCATCATGTTGCGCTCTGCAGGAGTGGCATTTTTTAGTTTTTCACGCAACTGCTCAACCTTCGCTCGTGTCTGTTCTGTAAGCATCTCTTTACGAGCTCGTTTTTGTTCAGCAATTTGCTCCAACCTATTCCTTTTTTGCTCATCTATTTCATTCAAGCTGTCTTGTCTATTTTTAGTAAGAGCATTAACCTCTTTTTTATAATTTGATTTAAGTTGAGCTTTTGCGTAACTAAATTGTTCTTTCTGAGATTGCGACATTTTACGAGTGCTATGTCTCCCCTTGAGTTTCTTGTGCTTCTCATAATATTCATGTGCTTTTTGTGGGTCATAATCTACAGCCATATTATATACCTCCAAGCAAATCTTCTAACATTGATATAACGTCATTTGAATATTCATCCATCAGTTCTGTATCCATATCAGATGTATCCTCTGTATCCTCGTATCTATCAAACTCTTCCTGCTGAGTACGTTTAAGTATTTCATCGATTTCATCCGGACTAAGAAATGGAAGATGCTTAAGGATTGTCTCGTCATCAAGATACTGAGCAGATGCAAGTATCATCTGAGTATCTTCTGCTTGGTTTATAATTTTGCTACGCTTGTAAGTTGGGTCATCTTCCACACCTATCAGCTTCAGAAGTTCATTTATAAAATTTGTCACGCATGCTTCAAAACCATCAACCTTAAGATTTAGGTTTTCATAGCTTGCTTCAATAGCTGTGGCAGTTACATTTCCTGCTGAGATCTTATCTGTATCAAGAGCCATAGCATCTCTGTATATACTATCTCTTAAATCTGCCAGCATCTGCGTTCTAGCTGCATATGGTACGTCAATAGTATGTGCTTCGGCATGGCTTCCATATTCATCTACAACTGCCGCTTTCACAGTCTTCATTCGCTCTACGAACTTAACTAAGTCCATATCCTGCATACCACCTGCATTTGTGATAGTCCAGTATATCTGTGATGCATCATCTAGGTCATTAGCAAATCCAGACTGAATAAGGTCATATCCATCTATCTTTTCTCTAAGTCCAGTAAGTTCGGACTGATGCTCTTCATTACCCCATAATGGAACTATAGGGAAGCCCGGATAATTTACACCATCCAATATTTCTATTCCATCAGCTTCACTTTTGCTTATTGTAAGCTTATAAGGTGTCTTCTCTCTCAGGATTTCAACTTCTCCATCTTCCCATTTATAATCAGAATATCCATCCTCTTCATAGAATGTCGCTCTGAGTGGCTTTGTATCATCTATCTGCCAAAAGCGGATTCCTGCTCTAAGTGAACCATTATCATCATCCCATATAGGAACGAACTCAAGAATATTAAATGCGTCCACATGGTCATAGTTCATGAATCCAAAAGATACCGCTCCCCATAATGCAAATCTTGCCATTTTTACTAATTGATTATCAAACATTCCATTTGGTCCAAGCTTATCCTTTGTGGTAGCATCATTAAACGTGACGCCATTACCTAACAGATAAGATACTTCTTGATTTACAAATATTGGGAAAAATGCGTTTCTGAATTTATAGTTTGCTGAGAAGTTATCTGGAACTGTTTCTCCTGTAATTGTGTATAACAGTTTCTGATATTCCATGATAGTTACATCACGTTTTTTCATGTATTCATAAGCTATCTTTGCTTCGTTATAAATATCACTACTCTTGTGGTCTGCAATAGCATCAAGAATAAACGTAGTAACATCACTTCTGTTAATTGCCTTTTGTAAGTCTGAATATGTTTTCATTTTTTAGTATACCCCCTCATAAATAATGGTTCGTATTCTTTAGTATTCTTTCCGTACAGAACTCTTGCTAGACTCGATACTGTATCGGGTGCATCATCATGAGGTGAATCCTCATGGTATTCCAAGATCTGCTCAAGGAAGTCTTCATCAGTATCTTTTGTGAAATAAGTATCTGGCCATATTACTTTTAAGTATGTTGCTATCTTTAAGAACTTATTCATGTCTTCATGGTATAATATAACAATTGCGCCTAACTTTCGCAAGTCTTTACCAACCATACCTTTATCAGCGTTATCTTCGTTATACATTCGTTTGCATTGATATTTGTTGTAATCAGCTATGATTTCTCCATAGCATTCTTCTACATGCTTACGTCTCATTTTGCCATATACGTAATACTTATCATCTATCTTTTTCATTATTGACCATGCAGTAAAGTCTGTTCCATAAAATGCACTATCAACATGCATAATTCCTCCATAAACAATATTGGCATCCTCACAGAACTGTGCATTTTGAAAGAGTACATCTTCGCTAGGAATATGTTTAAGTTCATAGTTGGCCGCAAAAAGTGAACCAAGCATTCGTTCTTTTATATAATTTATATCGTCATTTGACATGAGTCCAGTTGAATAGCAATCATACTTCTTTGGGTTTGGCATTAAAGTAAATGCATCGTCCTTGTGCCATGGTGTGCCAGTATTGATAAATCTACCACCACGATTCTTTATGTTCTGCAACTCTTGATATGCTATCTTAGTGTTTTCACGTTCTGCTTGAGATACTCTATCTTTTACATTTACAATATCATCAGTAACCACAATATCAGCATGCTTACCAGTTATACTAGTACCAAGGCCTAAACCAGAAAGCTGAGAAGCACCGGATATAAGTGTCGAAAGATTAGTATGTATTGAAGAGTTAGTATCAGTTAAAAATACCAAATCTTTTTTATACAAGATCTTAACTATCTCTCTAATACAGCTAGTCTTTAATATATTTGATGTAGTCTGTATTACTTCTCTTACATCACTTCCAGTTTTTCTGAAAAGCAAAGTAGTCTCATTTGGTTTTATTATGATATGTAATGCAAAAAAGAGGGCAAGAGTAGTTGTCTTGTAACTCCCTCTGTGCCCTTGTAATGTTTGGTCTTCTGTCTCATACAAAAATCCCCGAAGCCACTCATTATGCATTTCAGTTAAGTCACTAAATCCTACCCAGTGACCTATCTCTATTGGATTGTTCCATAGTAGATCTAATACTTGTTCTTTTGTTATCATCTTAAATCACAACAATCATTTTTATTTGGATTAAAATTATTTTTCCAATATTCATATGCTTCATCTTCATCTTCACATACTGATATTCTTTTGAACCCAGTTATGTTTTTAAGATATTCAATCTTCTTTTCAAGTGGTAAATGATTGTATGCTCCTTGTTTTACTGTATACTCTGAATAATCTATATCAAACCACTTACGAATCCACGCATTTACTCTTAAAAATTCTACAAGTATTTTATCACACTTTATATTATTCAGTACATCAAAATCTATAAATTCTGGTATAAAAGGACTTAATCTTACTTGAACATCAAAACCATTTGCTTGGAGTTTTTCAATAGCCATAATCCTTTTGCTTGGGAGCGGAGCTTTCTCATATTTTAGTTGCTTATACCTTTCATCATCAGTACAAGTAAGGCTAATCTGAACATGTGCCAAGTTCTTATCCATAGCACACATGTATACATCGTCAGCAACTAGATCACTCTTTGTGACTATCAGATAAGGTATCTGTCGTTCATTAAGCATCTTAATTGTTTGAAGTGTTACACCAAAAACACTCTCAATAGTTTGAAAGCAATCTGTCATGCCACCTAGCCTAATAGCCTTGCTATCTTTTGGAATAGTCTGTATTATCTTTCTAATTCTGTTTACATCTGCAACCTTTGGTTGTCTTGCGTTCCAGTTTTTACGAAAGTCTAAAAGACTTTTTGCATAGCAATAAGAACAATCATGCGAACATCCACATCCGTATGTATCAAGTCGTGTTGAATAATTGCAATGATTTCCCTCACTGCCTCCTACTGTCTTAAAATACAGTTTTTCATAATCATTCTTTTTTCTCATAGCTTTTTATCCTTGAAGTATTCTTCCATTTCTTTGATGCTATCATCATCATTCATAGCCACAGAAACTTCCTGCTTATCTGTTTGGTTAAGCCATTGCTTACCTAACCATATCTGCATTGTTACATTACCACCTTCAGCCGCTTTCCACTGAGCTCGCCTAAGTGACATATTGCCACCATTTTGGTGCTGTTTTATATACTCCGAAATATACATGCCTTTTTGTTCTTTGCAATTTCTATTCAGAGTATCGTAATCCATTCCAAGAACACCTGCAATTTCTTCACCAGTACAATGAATCATGCACATGTAATTTACACTATCCCAATCTTTAGGAGTAAGATTTTTTTTCGGTCTACCCATACTACACCTCTTTTATCACATAGGCTTTTGAATACTTATTATGTCCTTCTGTTAACATAGCAAGGAAATCATCTCTTGAAAAGTCTGAAAGCCTAAATATTTCTTCGGGCCTCATTCCAAGCTGTTTTGATATTTCGGGAACTGTTTTACCGGAATCAAGTAATTCTTTAATAATTTTTTTCATTGGTTCAAGTAAGTGAGTACCTCTTGCTCTATTATGAGTAATAGTTCCGTATATATCCTCATCATGGTCTTTATGATCTACTATTACGATTGGCACTTTACCCTGCAGTTGAGTTTTAAGTGGCTCTCTACCAGATACAGTCCATCTATGAAAACCATCTATGATTGTATAATCTGGTCGCACAACTATCGGGAGCGTCCATCCATTAGTAAGAATGCTCTGCATAAGTAATTTTAAGTTATCTTCAGTTACTTTATTTGGATTGTAATCATTTGGTTTTAATAATTCTCTATCCACGATTTGAACATTCGCAACTGGAGTAAGTAATTTTATATCATTCATTTTGTCTTTCCTTTCTGATAAATTTTATGAATTATAACTCTTATTGTTCTACTCTTAGGGTCACCAGTAAGTAATACTTCATACATCCTTTTCCAATCATCTTCCTGCATAGCATGACTTTGCTTTATAATTAAAGGCTTTAATTTTTTTACCACGTCGGGATGTAAAGGATTATCTTCACATATCATTTGCATGACTAGTTTTTTATAATCTTTTACGTCCTCATTTTTTTCTAGTTCTCTACGTTTTCTTGTAGACCTGCCGAACATCTCTGTATCCCAGTACATTGCGCAGATATAAGCATTTGGTTCACGCTTGGTAACACGTTCCATTAAGTCTGGATACATCTCTCCTAATGATACCAAAGATTTTGCTGTATCAATAGAAAAGAATTGAGATATTCTAAGATTATTTATTGAAGTTCCTATACGATATAAATTTTCATAAGCTATAGGAATTTCAAGATTATGTAATTTTATATAAAGCCATATATCTTTATCAGACATATCATATATTGGAAATGATTTTTGGCTATCATCAGAAAGTTTTGCAATATTCTTTCTACGCTGTATTGATTCCGCAACACGAACGCCAATCATAGAGATGCTATTAAGAGCGTTCATTCTTCTATCAAAAAATGATTGATAATTATCTTTGTATGGAATAAGCCATTCGTCATCCTCAAGAGCGAACTTTGGCTTCTCCCTTATCCATGAGTCCTTCTTGCGAGGGTCCCAACATATAAATGTCTCTTCATCAGATAAGGAATTTAAGCAATTATAATGTTTTACTGGAATGCACCACCAATTAAACTTTACACCTTCCTGCATAAACATCATACGCCATTTTTTAACAAGCTCTATAACATCATCATACATAGCTTCTTCATCAATAAAATTAACAGTTAGGAGAGATTTATCAATCTCTCCTAATTTTATTAATTCTAAAACTATATCAGCAAGGACAATGCTATCCTTGCCACCGCTAAATGATAGCTGAATAGATTGTCCTTTTGAAAATGCTTTTTTTATACGCTGTTTTGCGGCTGTAACAACATCAATATCTAAATATCTTGTTTTTAGCATTATAAATACACCTTTTCTCCACAATTAGGGCATATAACGTATCTTTCTGCCTCATCGACTGCTTCTTTACGAGCTTCTTCTAATTTAGGTGATGGAGTAGCCTCTTTTTTTATTTCTTCTGTAGCTTTTTGAACTGGAGTTCCTTCTGTTTCTACTTCAGCTTCCACAGATTTTATGCCATACATTTCTTCAAGAATATCTGAATCATATCCCGGAATCTCAAAATCATTAGCCTGTCCTAATTCAGTAAGAATCTCTTCTATAGTCGAATAATCATCTACGCCCATCGCATATATTTTATTGTCTGCAAGAAGAAGTTTTTTCTTGTCACTATCAGATAAATTATTTATGACAAGTACATCTACTTCTTCCATTCCATTACGTTTGCAGGCCTCAAAAAGACCATGACCTGCAAGTATAACACCATTTTCATCAACTACTATTGGGCGTATCGTACCAAATTTATTTATTGACTTCCATAATTCATCTATCTGAGAATCAGAATGCTTTCTCGTATTCTTAGAATTTGGAGTAATTTCATTTATATTTTTTTTGGTTATATTCATTATTTCATCCTCGAATTGAATTTATTTGTTGCTACGTCATCTACAGTTATATCTTCACGAACACCCTCATGCTCCTGCATATACTTAAGCCAGTACTGAGCATCATCCATATTCACACTTGCATTAGGCTGAAAATAATAATCATCAATATACTGTGCATCTATACCAGTGTATTTTGAAATTATCTGCTTTGCTTCATCTTGATTATCCTTTATCCATTCTGCTGCCTTTGCTATACCATCAACAAATTTAGTAGCTTCTTCAGTATGCTCTTCTGCCCATATTGAATTAACTAAGATCTCGCAAAACTGACGCTCTCCAAAACTATCAACAGCAGTATAAAGCTGTCTGCATTTATCATTTGTACGAGCCATACCGGAATAAGGTTGCATAAGGCCTATTGCATCTACAGTACCATTAAGCAAAGCTTCTTCCTGCTCAGCAAATGGAAGTGATACAAATACAACATCATCTTCTGTCATGCCGGCTTTTTCAAGTTCCATGAGCCATGTGTAATGGAATGAAGACTTAACGAGATTTATGGCAATCTTTTTGCCTTTCAAGTCTTTTATTGAGTTTATATCACTATCAGATCTTACGTAAAACTCTTCAAGTGGTGCTTCATTGAATGCACTCTGAATATCTGCAACTGCTATTACTGGCATACCTGCATTAACAGCATTACAAAGAGCCATGTTAGATAATAGACATCCCTGCACATCACCACTAGAAACCATCTGAACAGCTGTAGCACCACCTGCAACAGTGTCTGTGAGCTGAACATCCAAGTCTCCAAAGAATCCCTTATCAAGTGCAACGTAAACTGGGTCATATACTTTTAGCCCCACATATGACATTGTCAGCTTCTCTGTTTCCGTCTGTTCTGTTTTTTTTGCAGAACATCCTGCGAGTGATGTCATTATTACTAATGACATTAAAATTGATAGTACCTTTAGTGTTTTTCTTTTCATCAAAAATCTTCCTTTCTGTTTTTTTGATAATTTTTTCTATTATAACATTAATCAGAAAACCAATTAATGCAATAACCAGTATATATACATACATTTCTGGATACTGGAATGTATTTGCACTCCATAAAATCATATATCCTAAACCTTTTGTAGCACCAAGCATTTCTGCTACAACTATAGCTATAAAGCCATTGCTTAAAGATATTTTTAAACCATTGAGAATATTTAAAACTGCCAATGGTATTTTTATGTAAAAATATATCTGAAAATTATTCGCACCGCAGTTTCTACCTGCATCAATAACATCTTTATCTACTGAATCAAGGCCTAACATGGTTGATGATATTATTGGATATATTGAGTTCCAAATAATTATCGAGATTCTAGGAGTATCACCAATACCCATTAAAACTATGAACAATGGAAATAAAGTTATAGATGGAATATTTTTAGTTGAATTTATTATTGGCATTATTAAGCTATTTGCTATTGGATTCATTGAACATAGAATTGCTATGAATGTTCCTGCAATCAAAGATATACCAACACCAATCATAACTATCTTTATCGTGTATAAAGCGTTTATATAAAAATCTTGTGATGCAAATATTTTTATAGCACTTAACGATATATCTTTTACTGGTGGCAAAGATGGACTTTTATTCATAAGTCTTATCATGCAGTAAAAAATAACAACTATGAAGCAACTGAAAATACTTTTTTTACTCATATCTCTCACTCTAAATAATTATTTAACACGGATTATACTATTAATTTTGTGAAAAAACAAGAAAAAAATACATAAAACCCTCGTAATATACCCTTTAAACCCAATTTATTTGCCTTTAAAGGCATTTAAAATCTTTTTATGTATACAAATGCCCTAAAGCACACAAAATGCCGTTAATGGCTTTTAACGACATTTAAATAATACGTCATTACTTGCCTTTAACGACATTCTATATGTTTTTATGCATTTGTATACACTTTCCAAGTAAAAACGTCTCTAAAAGGCTTTAAAGCACTTCTAAAGACGTCCTAAATGAATCTCTATATATCCATACCCTTAACGAAGAATCCAAAATCCTCTGCCCATCTTTTGAATACGGTCTCTGCATCAAGCCATCCTTGAACATCATCTTCTAAGCAGTCATCTCCCAGTAATCCCATCTGCTCAAGTAATCCATCCTCATAGCCATATGTTCCGATACCTATCACAACATCAGACTTTCTATTTTTTACACTTGGATAACATATCTGATAATTATGAAACCATGAGTTGCACACCTCATTCTCTTCAAATGGAATATTATTTTTCTCAAGCATCTGCTTTAACTTGTCCATCTCTGTAAGGTCTATACCACTCTCAGCAAATCCATCAACATTAATCATCATATCTACCTCCAAATTCATTTATCAGTTTACATGAATGACACTTAATCTCTATTCCTAAAACTTTTACAGCTATCTGAGAATCTCTGTCATTAAGTCCTGCTCTCATCTTAAACAGCTTATGTCCACAGTTGCCACACCTTGCCCAATTATCATCACTTACCCTTATTATTTTTTTCATTTTCTGTCAATGCCTCCTTTATATGCTCTTCACCATCATTCATTATATCAGCACCTCTTAAGAATATTGCATTATTGCCAAACATCTGATGTGCAAAATCTTTTAACTCTAATCTATTAAACTCGTAACTAAGAGCGTGTCCATAACTACTTCTGTATTTCCCATGAGGTGTTTTGCTGTACCAATCAAATCCTATTACTCTAAAGAACCCTGCATGCGTTAATGGGAAACTCATTCTTTTAAGATCTATAGGATTGCTACTGGACTTTATTTTTACTATCAGCATATCAGCATCACTAGATCCCGAATACGTCTGTACTGCAAAGAGATTGAATTTATATCCCTGCTTCTCAAGAGCCATGATAGCTCCAAGTAATTTCTGTCCATTTTCTATGATTGTTTCCGGTGATGTACTACAACTGCAAGTCATGTCATAGTATATATCAACTACCTTGCACTTTATCTGCTTCATGGTCATGTTAATCATTGAATTTGGAACTCTGTTTAATGCTAGTGGAACTATAGGAGCAAACCCACACACGTTGTTTTCAAATTTGATTCGCTTGCTATCCCCGGTCTTATTAATCTTTACAGTTTCCTTAAGCTTATCTACTGTAGGCTGATATCCATTATTCAGATAATCAAGTGCTTCGTCGTAGCTACTAACGCCTTCCCAACTTTTGCTGAATGTATCAGTTGACTTATCATCGAAATAGCTACTAGTAATGCTTCTCTCTCTACAATGCTTAACTACTTCCATAGCTGACTCATATCTCTCGATATTAAGTTTATAGTTCTTGTGATTCTTTGTTGAAACTGTTTTGTTATACAATGTGCTCATATTGGCATCCTCCATAGAATTTTATTATACTAATATACTAACACCCTTGACACTCTATGTCAATATTTTTTTTAAGATAGACTGGCTTATGCCACCAGTCTATCTAATGCCTCAGTATACTTATTGTTCATATGGATACCATCTCTAATCATGTGAATGTCATCCTTGTCCAGTCCCTTTACTAAGCATGTCTCAAGTGCTTCTTCTGTGCTCAAGATCTGAAGCATCTTTGCAAGTCTGCCGATTGCTCTGTAGGATACTATAACTTGTACTCCTGCGTTCTGTGCTGACTTACGATATGCTCTGCAGAAGTCTGCAAGTTCGATATCGTTTGCTACGCTATCCTCTATGGTCTTGCTATAATCTATCTTTACGATTGCAAATCTATCAAGTGATGCTCCATCAAGCTGATTTCTACCAACATACTCAAAGTCTGCACCATGACCAGTTGTATTTCCTGCGGCTATTACTCTGAAATCCGGATGTGCTTCTTTGTATCCGATTGGAGCAGGGAAGTCAAAATATCTATTAGCTATTGCGGCATTAAGTATTACGAGTACCTCCGGAATACTTGCATCCATCTCATCTAGCATGAATACGCCACCCTCTGTAAATGCCTTATAGAACTGTGTTGGCTGATACTCACCCATCGCATCTGTGAATCCAGTAAGTTTGTACTCCTGAGTTACTGCGTTGGTGAAGTAGAACTTCAATCCAAGTGTATCAGCTATCTGCTTGCAAAGTACGTTCTTTCCACTTCCTGCAGGACCAGTTAAGAAGACTGGCTCATCATTAGCTACGAACTTCAGAACTGTATCAAATTTCTCATGAACGATTCCTTCCTGCTTCTTAGGAATATCATCGATTACAGTTGTTATTCTTCTTGTTATTGTGCCATATTCTGACTGGATGAAATCCTTTATGGTCTGCTGTACTGAGCCCATGATTTCTGACTCAATCTTTTCAGCCTGTGTCTTTGCAATTATCTGAGCTACTGCCTGCTCAAGTATTCCAAGGGATGAAGCAACTTGGCTTTCTCCAACCTGTGTAGGAGCAACTTCAGCTTTGCCTACATACATTTCAAAACATGTCATTGCAGATGACTTAGCAGTTTCCGGATTCTCACTGACATACCTTCTAATATGATTCTTAAGATCTGCTACATCGCCTCTGTCGACTGCATCAGAGATTATATTGATTTTTCTCTGATTATCTCCAACTCTAAAGCTTGTTCCTGCAAGTGAGTTGTAAAAACTCATAAGCATCTTTGCTGTTTCGATTTTGTTATTTTCCATAGTTTTGACCTCCGTTTTGGGTTCGTGTTTTATTGTTTACACTAGTATAATAACATCCTAGTAAACGCATGTCAATACTTTTTTTAAAATTTTTTAAAAATTTTTTAATCATCAGAATTCTCCAGTTCACATGGAAGAATTGGACAGTCTATCCCATTACAATCAAAAGCCATACAGTAATTATCATCTTTGTTATAATATTCACACTTATCACATTCCATTATCTAAAGTCCTCTATTCTGTACTGTCTTGTACGCCTACCTTGTTCCATTAAACTTTCAGCATATTCAGTAAGCTTAATCTTGCTATAAAAAATGCCTCTGCTATTACGACCTTTATCGGGTATTTTTTTAGTTACTTCTGTAAAGAATTTTTTACTTGACATTTCAAATTCATTATTTGATTTTGCCCACTTAGAATATAGTCCAAATAAATCACTAGCCATTATATGTTCTGACGTAGTATAATCTATTATCACACATTGTTCTATGAAACCACCAATTAAATCCATTTCCTGTTTGTATTCTTTTGTTGCATTTGATACACACTCAGGCTCATTTAATCCTTCTTTTTGCCATTTCATGCAACCTTCAACTGCCCATGCTAATATCTGAGGAAATTCCTGTCTAAGCTTGTACTTAAGATTTTTATCAACCTTTTCTTTCGGTATGTTGACTTCAAAAGGAATCAGTTTAATTCTTCTCCATATTCCGAAGTCAGTACCTCTTACTGTCGGTTTATGATTAGTTGCAATCCATATCTTAAATTCGGGAGTATATTCAAACTCATCTCCATATAAGAATCTGCATGTAACTTTACTTCCACCAGTAAGCTGTTTCAATAATCCTTCATTCAGTCTGACACCTTCTGTAGGTTCTTCGCATGTTACAAACCTTGCTGACTTAAGTCTTGCAATATCACTGTTTGCTCCACCACCCGAACTTCCTAGTCTTGATTGAATCATAAGAGTATCTGGCTGAGCATTACTTGCATAACCACCCATCATATCTGATATAGTATCAAGAAACGTAGATTTACCATTATTGCCCATTCCATATAAGAAATATGCGCATTGCTCCTTGTTTGAACCACTCAAGCTATATCCTACACACTTTTGAATATAGTCTATTAGTTGTTGGTCTCCATTAGTAACATCTTTTAGGAAAGATAACCATAACTTAGGCTTACGTCTTTTAACATCATATTCTGCATTACAGATTTTAGACATCATGAAGTTTGAATCATGCGGAATCAATTCTCCATTCTTAAGATTAATAATACCGTTCTGACAATTTAAGAAATCAGAATACGCATCAAAATCTTCGGGAGCGGCAGGTATGTCATTCAGATGCTGACACTCTTTTATCATAGCTTCTTTTGCATTACTGCTTGCAGTACGTTTTGCGAATTTAAGAGCCTGCTCCTGTAAATCCTCATCTTGGATATTCCATGCTTCTCGTTTCAAATCTTCACATATCTCATCTGCAAGCTTCTTGATTTCACCCATCTCATCAAGTACCCAAACTTTGCCATCCCAAAAGTACCATTTCTTTCTATTGTATGAGTACCTAATTACCTTGCCAAACCTATCGTATAATCTATGAGCATTTCCAGTATCTGTCATATCATAAACAGATGCCTTGTCTTCTGCTTCTGATGATGAATCACTAACACCAACCTTACCATCTTTAAAAAATGCTATTGCAAGTGCTGTATCATCATCATACTTCTGAGGTTCATAACACTCAATACAATTTGCACATGCTCTATTGATTGTGATATTTCCATATGTATCAGAGCCACGTTTCGTATCCCATTTTTTTCTGAATAATCCACTCGACCTAAAGATTCTATCCATCTGAGCATGATTTCTACCAGTCCAAAAAGCAAGATGATTACATAATGCCATGTCAGCTTCACTTTGTGATGGATATATGCCTTCCCACTGTCCAGTATATAACATATTAAATAACTGACCATTCTTACAATTTCTTGCTTTATCAATAACCTCTTGGTCATCAAGATCTACTATTACTTGATGTCGTATCTCTGCTTTAGGAACTAGTGATGGAAGATACTTACTGTGCAATACTTTTATTGACTCAGTACAATCTCTAATTTCTTTATAGGCAGGATTATAAATATTTCCAGTGCATATAAAGTATCTTCCACTAGAATACATTTCAACTCCACCACGTCTTCTTGCTCCCTCTGGTAATTTGCCTTTACAGATTATATGAATACCAGTTTGACTTTTTGAGATCTCAGCATAACTCTGAAGTGTTTCCACAAACTCATCACAGAAATCTGTTTTATCAAGACACTTATCAAGGTCTACTCCAAAATAGTCTGACTTACCATCAAACATAAATCCTAATCCATCAAATCCAAAAGTATCGCAAGCCTTTATTGCTTGAGCAAAAGTACCCCATGTCTTAGGATTATTCGATTGAGCATTTTTGCCGTTAAATGGATTCTTTGGTGTTTTATCATTACCCTGCCAACATACCCAATTTGTCATCTGCTGTAATTCTTTAGGAATGTTTTCTATCTTAGTTATCATGATTCCCTCCCGCTTAGTTAGCACTTTGCAATCTTTTTATTTCTGATTCAAGAACTATCCATCGATTTGTTCCGGGAATCTTAGTAGCTTTTATCTTGCCACTTTTTACCCAACTTCTTACAGTCCTAACCTTTACGCCTATTAAGTCAGCAACCTCATTTAAGTTATATCCTTTTTCCATAATTATATCTCCTTTCTGTTTTTTCATATGTGTATAAATATTAACATATATTAACATATATGTAAAATTAACATATATGTTAATATATTGTCACTCTATTTCAGCATCTATTTTTTTATAATATCCATCCCTCTTTCTGCTCCAACCTTTATACATGCCAAAATCATCTACAAAATCTATTACAGTGCCATACTCTTTATTTTCTGATTTTCTACCTACTCTACCAACACTCTGAATAATTGTTGTTTCGTCTTTCTCTGGAGTAGCAAATATAACGTATTTTAAGTTAGGAACATCAAGTCCTTCTTTTGCAAGCTGATACGTTGCAAATATGCAATCAATCTCTCCTGTATTTAATCTTTTCAAAGATTCTTTTCGTATAGCCTTTGCTGTTTTATTATTACCAAGTGTTGAAAGACATATAGAATTCCAGTTAGATGCATTATTAAGTTCTTTTAGATATTCAACCCTGTTTGCTAATACCAGTATTGGTCCTTCAAGATTTTCTATTACGTCTAATACTTTTTCAAATCTATCAGTATTATGAACCATATCTTCAACTATTTTATTATAATCAAGTGTACCATCTCCAAGTAAAACAGCATCATAATTTGGAGTATATCCGGTATCTATTTTCTTTACCATAACTGGGCATGTGGTATTTTTTACTTCATCCTTGCTTACTTCATGTATTATATTTCCAAGTAAAACAAACATGGATTTTTCAAGACCATCTGCTCTCTTTGGTGTAGCCGTAAGTCCATACTTATATCTAGCAGATAAATTACTAACTACTTTATAGAACTGCGTAACCTTGGTTGGAGAGCCTGCACACCTCTGACACTCATCAACTATAATTATATCAAAGCAATTTCTGTATTTTTCAAGATCAAGCTTGCACATGGTCTGTACAGTTGCGAAAGTTATGTGAGTTCCTAAATTTATTTTTCCACCAGTTATAGTTCCATAACAACTGTTTGGAATATCCAATACACTTCTTGCCCTAGACATGCTTTGATTTAATAAGTCTTGAGTGTGTGTAAGCCATAATGCCCTGCCACCAAGTCTCGATATGATTTCTAACCCACATTGAGTCTTTCCACTCCCACACGGCATTACAAGTATGCCATTACGCTTCGCTAGAGCCTCATTTACAGCCCTTTCTTGGTAATCATACATATTAATACTACTTTTATATTCAAGTGGCTGTATGGGGCAAATAGCGAAGTCATACAGTGCTTTATCGGGATACATCTTCCATATATCATTTAAACAACCAAATGGTATCCATAAATCATTTCCATTTTTTTCATAAAGCCATATTTCACTAGGAGTATTTCCAGTCCATTTTCCCATTGCTTGCTTTTTATAAAAATCTGGATTGTTTAATATTAGATTGTTTTTACAGTATTCAATTATTTTTGCAGTAGGATCTTGAATTATAATATTATTTTGGATTATTATTTTCATATCAATCATCTCCATCCATAGGCATTATTAGTTGCTTTTTTAACTGCTGTTCTACTTCCAGTTGATACACTCTCGTAGATAAATCTCTGTATTTATCTTCAAGCTTACGATACTTAAATGCTATAATACAGACTACAGCAAACATAACTAATATAATACATGTTAAAACTTCAAATATATCTTTAGTTTCAATTTTCATACGCTACCTCCCAACCAAGGAATCACCCACGATGGAACTTCTGTTATAGGCATATCCCCATAATTGACATTCACCCATATTTTAAAGATACATAGAACAATCAAGGCTATAATGCCGATGATTATTAAGGCTATGTAAAAGCCATCTGATACCTTGTCCATAAAATCTTCAAAATCACTCTTCTTCATCAGTGTTCTCCTTATCTGCTTCTAT